TCTTTATACTTGATTTAAATTAACCCCATAAACCATGAAAAATATAAAAATCCTAATCTGCATTCTGATCAGTTTGCAGTTAAATTCTCAAATCACTTTGGAGAATACTTATCCTGCTTCCTCAAATAATGTTCAAGCAACTCTCGTTAAATTAACCAAGTCCGGATACAAGTATGTTTTCTCAGACATAGCGAACAAAACAATCAAACTTTACAACACCAATCACACCATTTTTAAATCAATGTTCATTCCTGTTCCGGGTGGATATTCAATTTATCAAGCGCCTTCGTTGATTTCAGATTCACTTTTCAACACCGATGCAAATATCGAATTTGCTGTTACTTTTTTTCAGTCCGTTAACTCAACAACTCCAACCACTTACAACACAATTGCCAATGTCGTTAGCGAAAACGGCACGCTGCTACTCACAATTAACCAGTGCAAAACATTAGGCGCATTCAACACAGGCGGCAACGGTTACAAGCTAATTTGTTACGTGGATTCAACCAACAAACTACAACTCAAAGAACACAGGATATACTCTCTGGTTGGCGCCATTGGTTCAATCAACAACGGCAATGGATTACCAACCAACACCACGCAGCTAGACAAGCAATCGTCCACACTGTCCAATCCATACCCTAACCCATCTCAGAACAAAACAGTTATACCATACCAATTACCGTTAGGCACACAAGCTCAGCTAATCGTAACCGACATCAGTGGCAAAGAATTAAAACGATACGATATCGATTCTAATTTCAATACGGTGGAGCTAGACAATTCTGATTTGCCTTCAGGAACTTATTTCTATTCCATCTCAGGCACGAACGAAGCAAAGAAGATGGTAATAATCCATTAAACCATTTGCGTGTCTTAAATCGCTTAAAATTCAATTATGATTTTGTATTCAGATTACATGATTGTTGAGGCATCTTCGCATACAGCATTAACAGAGCTAGTGAAAGTATTTATGCAAAAAGGTTGGCAGCCTATTGGTGGCGTATCAACCGCGAATCTACCTAGCTTTGGAGTCCGATGGTATCAAGCAATAGGCAAGCCTATCGTAAACAACTGACAAGGACACACCCCCGGGGTCAAGGTACTCCTGACGTTAAAACACAAAGCCGCAATAAATGCGAAGCCGCGAAAATTCCAATCAATGGGTTTATTTCGGGTCATGTTGCGAAAAAAGTTGCAGATGTTGCAACAAATTTTTATACTCGACCGCAACACCTTTAAAATTGGGCGTTTCCGTGTTGCAACAAATGCATGAATCTGGTAAGCAAAAAAGAATTTTCGATACTTGTAGGTTTGCCAACTAACAGACTTTCTGTTGAGATTTCAAGGGGTAAAATTGCCATGGTTGGTGATAAAATTGACGCAGAATATCCTCTGAATAAAGAATTTTTGGAAAAGTACACTGAGAAAAAAGTTATAATCCAGTCTGTTAAACCAAATTTAAAAAATGTTGAGTCGCAGTTTGCCGGTACCGATTTAAAAAACATCGATAACATCAAAAAAGTTTCTGAGACTAACCGGATTGATTTGGACATCGAGCTGAAGAAATTAAAAATTGCCAAGGAGAAAGGTCAAAACATTCCGACGGACCAGGTAAAAATTATTGTTGCTCAACTTTCGAAAAGCTTCATTTCTAAATTTCACATTGCTTGCGATAATTTTTTGATGGAGATAGGAAAGAAGAAAGATTTGAGCAGAGCTGAGATGGCGGAGATGCGCGGAGCACTCATTGGAGTAATTAACGATGCAAGTACAACTGCAGTCGAAGAGGCAAAGAGGTCCGTTCGAGTGCTTCAGAAAGAAACCATGAACAAAAGAGGAATTGGGGATCACGATTAAATTATGATTGAGGAAGAGGACTTCATAGTCATTGACGAGATACTAGATTGCGCTAAATTTTTGCTTTCGAACATCAAACCAAGCGAATGGGCAGAAGCAAATCGCATGATGACAAGCGATGTTTCTCCAATTCCGGGGATGTTGTCCTATAAAAACAGTCCTTATACACGTGAAATTGTAGATTGCTTTGCGCCTGATCACCCGGCACGCATCATTGCGGTGATGAAAGGTGCGCAAATCGGCTTCTCGACAACCGTTATTGAGGCTGCCATTGGTTGGATTATTTCTCAAAACCCCGGTAATATTTTATTTTTGATTGGCCACGACGACCTTGTTGATGAATCTATTGCCAAGGTTGACCGTATGATTGACAATTCCGGCATCAGGCACCTTATAAAAACCAACACGCAGCGCGCTAAAAACATGAAAACGGGTGATACAAACCGTAAAAAGGAGTTTCCGGGAGGTAATTTGATTGGTGGGATCGCAAATCACAAGACTTTAAGGAATAGATCTGTTCAATATGGCTTTATTGATGATTTTGAGTCGATGAAAGGAGCGACCAAAGAAGCAGGCTCAACAACTGAAATGATTGAACAACGTTTCGCGGCTTACAGACAAAAAATGAAGCTTTGTTACATTTCGACCCCTGAAAGGAAGGAAACGAGCAATATTGAGCCTGTTTACCTGATGGGGGACCAGAGAAAGTACTTTATTCCTTGTCCTTGCGATGGATGCGGTCAATACATCAACTTAGAGTGGGAAAAACGTGATGAAAACGGCAAAATTATTGGTGGAATTACTTATGAATTGACAGAAAAAGGCGAATTAATTCCCGGAACTGTCAAGTATCATTGTCATTTATGCGGAGGAAAGTTCGACGATAAAAATAAAAATGAGTTACTAAGAAAGGGAGAGTGGCGACCGACTGCAGAACCGGTTAAAGAAGGGTATTATTCTTATCATATTTCCAGTCTTTATGCGCCCACTTACATGTTTGATTGGCAGGATTACGTGTATAAATACCTTGAAGCAAACCCAATTGGGCAGCCTGTTGACGAAAGTAAGATGCAAACCTTCAAAAATCTTGTGCTTGGAGAAACTTACGAAGCTGGTTCGAGTGCAATTCCGGCAAATGCATTGAGAAATAATGAAACGCATTACGATGCGTTTCAAATTCCTGAAAGTTTATCGATTAAACAAGGCAATGGCAAAATTGTACTGTTGACTTGGGCAGGTGACTTGGGTGGAAGATATATTAATGATCAGATCGGGAGCCAGTACGATGATGCAAGGTTGGATTGGCAGCTCGTGGCTCATACAGAGAATGGATCGACGTATTCAATTGCACACGGGTCCATTGGCACCTTTAAAAATGCTTATATGGATACCGACAAGGAGACCAGGGAGCGGTGGAGTTATGACATGAGCAAACCGAACAGTGTTTGGAAAGTAGTGGATGCGCTGTTGGGCGCTGATTATAAAACTGACACTGGAAGGATTATGAAAATTCAGATTGCTGGTTTGGATACCGGGTTTGCTGAACACTTTGTGATGCCATATATTGATAGTCGTCAAAATAGATTTACCATCATTGGACTTAAAGGTGATAAAGAGAATCGTTATGTTCCAATCGAGGACAACGGCGCAATTTTCAAGCAAGGCCAAACACATCCAAATTTATTTATCTTGAAGGTTGGCAAATTAAAGGACCGATTGGCAAGGAGAATTGGTTTGAAGTGGGACAAGTATTCTCAACAACCGCAACCTCCTGGTTATATGAATTTCCCTCGACCGTCTAATGGCCTTTATTCGCACGAAGGATTTTATTCGCATTACGAAGCTGAGGAAAGAAAGATGGACAAGGACGATAATTTTATTTGGCAGAAGAAAAGTCCGACTTCTCAAAACCACTTTTTCGATACCGACATTTATAATTCTGCATGCAAGGAAATTTTGATGAATAGAATTTTCCGCGAGATAAAAGCAGACACGAAGGAATATGGATGGCCGGACTTTTGCCACCTGATTATTCACGGCAGGTTGCCGCAGAGATAATAAAAAAACCCGTTGATTTCTCAACGGGCCACATTCTTAATAATTTTTTAAACTAACATACTGAGCGAATCAGCGCACTCTCTGTTAACTGCCTAATGTCTCTATTGATGAGGTAAATTGGCTTTGTTTTAGAGTTGTCAATTAGATTATAAGAACATTCCTGCCAGACGACCGTTCGGCATTCAGCCTCAAATGCCTTAGTTACGATTGTAACCGGCATAATCAAAATGAAAGGAATGTAATTTACAACCTCACTTGCATTGTCAACGAATACCATTTCCATTGAAGGAAAAGCAACGTTAACCACTTCGTTTTGTGTTTTCGATACAGCTAACTCCGTGGCAAAGTGAGGCTTTCCCGTTCGAGTGTTGGCTGCAACGCTGAATGCCATTCCCACTAGGAATGGCACACAGATGGCAATTGTTTTTTTCATGTTGTTTTTTTTAGTTACAGAATAACTGAGGCTTTGAGTATAAAAAATTAATTTAATTATCAAAAATAAATTCGGAAGTAATCAGTAATAAAAAAGCCCTCATTTCTGAGGGCTTAATTTGCGATTGCACCTGTGAGCGTCCCCTAGCGTGTTCGTCTTTCGTTGCGGAGACTGGACTCGAACCAGCGACCTTATGATCATGAGTCATACGAGCTAACCATCTGCTCCACTCCGCGATATAAAATTATTGAATCAATTTTTTTTCATCAGGCTTCATCCGTATTTTTTTACACCTTGATATAAAAGGTATTCTCAACTTCGACAAGCTCCTGGTTATAATCCTTTAAAAAATATCCCGCGCCAATGTCCTTGTTGTAGTCATTTAGTAAATTTGATTGAAGTATATTGTGCTTCGCTGTTGAGTTACGCACCTTCATTTCAATGTCTTTCCTCACCCAACTAAAATGATGCATTGGTTCATTAATTAAAGCGACATCGCTACAGTTAATCCTTCGCGTTGGGTCAACATAATAAGGATATTTATCTGCTCCGGTTATTGTGTCCGGATTAAGTTTGTGAATGAAAGGCACAAAGTAATTGTCAACGGACTTTAGTCTTAAGGTTGGCTTTTTAAAATAAGTGTAAATCTCACACGCGGATCCTTCCTTGCCTGACTTTAAATATTGAAACAAGGCATTGGCAAAACTAAAATATATTTCGTCGCAATCCATCAACAGAAAATGAGAGCAGTTTTTGTTCTTTGCCTGTTGGATGCCAATGTTCCGTTTATTCGTTTCATTCATGTGACCCAATAAAGAAGGATCAGGCTCGTAAAGCTTTAAGGATATTTTTTTTAAAACACCAAGCCTTGAAATTACTTCAGCAAGCTCATTAAGCGTATCCTTTTTTTCGCCGAAGTTGCTTTCGTTTTGGTAAACAATAATTATTTCATCGACAAAGTCCTTTATCGAATTAATTGAATATGGAAGCAGCTCAATGCCATCATACACATTATAAATTGCTGCGAGTTTTAAAGCCATTGGTCGTTAAATACTTGGTGAATATTATCAGCATGGCCACGGTATAGAGCAAGCCAAAGCGCACCGTTACCGCTGTGTGTAATTACATGGCTACATCTTGAAAGGCAGAGAACGGCAGCGTAAAAATTACGGCCGTACTCGCCTCGTTGCTCCACAGGTATTTCAAAAAACATGGCGCTCATCATTTTATTTAGCATCGGCGTTTCGGTGAAGTAAATTGAATCAGGAAACACCCTTTTAAATGCTTCTAAAAATTCTTTCTCATCAGGCTGAACCAAGAATCTGATCTCAGGATTGGCAGCTTTAATTTCCTTTGCTTTTTCAATAAACATATCGTAAGAAGCAACCTTCATTTCGGTAACCTTGTCGTTTCCGCGATAAAAAACAGAGCATAGGTTTGCAAAATCAAGTTTGTATTTGTCCTCCAAGTTCCAAAGCGATTCACACACTGGAATAGATGGCTCAAAGTATTTTTTAACGAAAGGCGTGATGGCTTCAAAGTCCAAATTTTTGTATGCATCAAACTGAATGGCCATGCAATCAAAGCGAACCTTAACCGGTACCGGCACATCCAGCTTCATGTATTTTTCAGTTTCTTCATGGAAGAAAAAAGGAATAACATTATCGCCCGGTTTTGTTTTATAGTGCAGGAACTGCTCAGTGCTATCTACCTCGTCAGGTAGTTTTCCGTTTTCGTTGTAATAGGCAATTATGTCTAAAAGCCTGATGGTGCAGCAAGAGAAAAAACCAGCATTATGGATGGTTTTTAAAATGGTTTTTGGTTGAGGTTGGATGTCTGACATGTTAAGTCCTGAATTGATTATAACGTATTTAATTGGTAATTCCATATCTTTCTTTATGTTGTTGAGGGGTTAATGTGTTGGCTGAATAGTAATACATTTCTTTGGCAATAAATGTTTCTGTTTTCAAGTAAGGATAAATCCTAATTGCGAAGTCGTGATCCTCTGCAAAGCGCATGTCTTTAACGCCAACCTTTTGACATAATTCTGTTTTGATTGGCGTTTTAAAAAACGGTGTTCTCTCATAATGATTGCCGTTAATTGGCTCGTTAAACTCTTGCCAGCATTTGCAATCAATGCTTATTTTGGAACGCTTATACGTTCCATCCATAACGCATCGCTCATAATAACCAATGCAGTCGGCATCTTGTTCAATTGCTTTTAGCACTTCTTTTATAAAATCATCCGGCACATCGTCGTCGTCGTCAAGCTGAACGCTGTAGGTACCTGTTGCCATTCTATACAACGCATCTCTTTTTTCACCAACTGAATGTGCGCCTTTTGGCGAATTGAACACACAAAACTCAACCTTATCTCTTGCGCCTTCAGCGTGTATTTGATTAATAATTTTAAAATGAAATGCAGAAAACTGAACCTTACGCTCCGGAATTGTCGGAATCAAAATAGATAGTAAAATCATAATTTTGCTCTTAACCAGTGTGTGTGATGACTGCCATTTTCATGAATATTAAATACATTCACATTCGACAAACCGAAATTCATTTTTACCTGAGATAGATAGACGAATTCTCCTTGGCCCCAAGTATTATCTGCTCTTGTATTCACCTCGTCCTTTTCAACCTTACCGGTAGAATAATGATTGTGCGGAAAGATTAAATCGTTTCTCCAAATAATATTATTTTCTAAATCGCCTTTGTGACTCATGTGTGTATCAGCAAACATATGCTTGTACGCAGGAAAATACATGTACCCTTGCGAGTTGTAATATTCGCGGTCCATAATTGGTAAGGTGATTATCCATGGCTGCGTGCCATCAAACACTTTAAGCAACTTACATTTTTGGTCACCAAAGGCTTGTACAATTAAATCATCCCAATCTTGGGGGCAATTAAAGTCGTCAGACAAAACAATTAGAATGTCGCCTGTTGCAATTTTCGCGCCTTCATTCACTGCTTCCACAAGACAAGTGTTATGATCAATTGTAATTTTATCAAAGCGTTCGTACTCGTCATTTTGCGGATCGCTAAAGTCTAAGCTAAGGATGTGCTCAATTTCGTGTTTTTTTGAAATCTTTGACATCCAATTTTGGTAAGCACGCTTTGCCATAGCCGGGCGTGATCTGGAGGGGTGAACGAGTGATATTTTCATGACTATACGATTTGATTGTCAGCAATAATACCTTTCACTTGTTCTTTTAGCTCCGCTTTTTTCTTCAGGTATTCCTCGTCGCTTACTTTTTGTTGCTCCTGAGCTTCGGCTTCAAGAATGTCTTTAAAAAACTTAGCATAAATGTCCACACCAACTTGACCATCCTTTTGATAAATCTCGCGCAGCTCTACTAAATGGTTGACAAGAATTGGCTGTTTTATTTCTTTATATTCTTTGGTGTAACTATCAAGTTTGTTTCTACTACCCAGAAGAACATTCTTTGTGCCAACAAATTCGGTTACCTTACGAAACATAAGATTGCCGTGTTTATCTTTCCTTTGGAATTGTCCTAATTCCTTTGAAAGTTGAATTAACATCTTGTCTGCTTCAGGAGTTAATTTATACAGGTTTGTTTTTTTTCTTTTATTCATGCTCTTGTTGATTAAAATAATTTGAGTAAAATTCAAAGCTTACAGGATCCAGTGTTGATCTTAAGAAATCTTTATTGCCATCCAAAATACCGGTACCTGAAGAATATCTGTGAAGGGCATCAATATGACTACCACCCCCTAATTTTCCAACACCGTGTTTAATACCCAAGCAGATATGTTCACTTGGCGTAAACGTAACACCTTTTAATCCTGCCATTGTCCACAAGTGAGAGTCAGTGTATGGCTCATGGTCCGGGCACCAATTAATATTTAGATCAGGCAAAATCATCGTGCTCATTGCGCTGCTTCTCTCGTAATGGCCCATGCGGTAGTAAGCAAATAATTTAATGTGATAATAAAATGTGTATGAGGTGCCAAAAATTTCAGGACGATTATTTTTCTCCCAACTTGCAAGCATAAACTCAAAGTACTTTGGCGAATACCAATCGTCCACCTCCATAAAAAATATTACATCGAGCCCAAGTCCTCGCAACATATCGTAGCCTCTCCTGTACCGCTGAGTAATATCTTTCGCGTCACTCTCTGCCGGATAATCCATTATTAATACTTCTCTTGCTGGCTTTACTGTTTGGGCCTCTAACATGCGCCTTAGATTATCAAAGAATCTAGGTCTATCATTTCTGTAAGGAATAATTACGCCAAAATTTGTCATCGAGCCGAGTATAAAAATTTTACGGATATAATCCGCATATATTCTAAATGTTTTTTTTGTCAATCTAATTTTACTGCAAAATCAAATTAAAATGGCCGCAGTAGGATCAGAAAGAATCGCCTCAACTATAGGATACGAATTAGATGCAGGCAACTTTTCCAATTTAACAACAAACCTGCCGCAACGTGTGGCTGTTATTTGTGAAGCAAACGAAGCAAATCAAGCAACATTAGATACAAGTGAATGGCAAGCAACAAGCCTTAAAGCTGTTGGCGACCGTTACGGTTATGGTTCACCCGCTTATTTAATTGCGCGTATTGCATTGCCTATCTTAGGGGGTATTCCTTTGGTGTTTTATCCGCAATCAAAAGCTGTTGGAGCAACCGCTAAAGTGCTTACCGTTACGCCTACAGGTACAGCAACAGCAAACGCCACACACACATTGGTTATTGCAGGTCGCAAAGGCTTAGATGCACAGTTTTACAGCTACTCTGTAGTAGTTGGAGACACATCAACACAAATTACACAAAAGCAAAACGATGCTATTTCTGCTGTTCTTGGCTCGCCAGTTACAGCTTCAGATAATGATTACGTGCTTACACTTACAAGTAAATGGAAAGGCTTAACCGCCAATGACATTGCCGTTAGTGTATTCACCGACGGTAATAATGCAGACATTACTTACACCATCAATAACAACTCTGCTGCCGGTTCAGGTACACCTTCAATTTCCGCTGCATTAGCATTGATGGCTCCAAAATGGAACACAATGTTAATTAACTCTTACGGTACAAATGAAACTATTTGCTCTGCGTTAGAAGCATGGAATGGAATTCCTTCATCTGGAAGCCCTACTGGAAGATTCGTTGGTACAGTGATGAAACCTTTGATTGCCTTAACTGGTTCAGTCGCTGAGGATCCTTCATCGTTTACTGACCCACGCGCAGCTGAGGTAACAATCTCCATTTCGCCTGCTCCACTTTCAACTGGATTGCCAATGGAAGCCGCAGCTAATGATGCTGCAACTTGGGCTGTAGTCGCACAAAATACTCCTGAATTGGATGTATTAAATAAATATTACGTTGATATGCCAACACCAGTTGCGATTGGTGCAATGTCAGATTACAACGAACGCGACCGTATTGTGAAAAATGGCTGTTCAACTGTTGATTTAGTGAACAGTAAGTATCAAATCAAAGATCCGGTTACAACCTATCACCCGGATGGTGAAATCGTTCCAGCGTTCCGTTGGAGACGTGATTTGATGGTTGATTTTAATTTGCGTTACCGTTATCGCATTTTAGAAGAAACTTACTTGGTTGGTAAAACAATCGCCGGCGATAAGGATGATGTTTCATCAGTAAATGTTATTAAGCCAAAACAATGGAAAGCGATTATCCTTGACAACTTGATCAAACAAGCTGTGTCAGATGGTTTAATCACCGATGCTGAATTTTCGGCTGCTTCCTTAACTGTTGCGGTTGATGGCACAAATCCAAATCGTTTCAACACATCGTTTCAATACAAGAAAACAGGCATTGCAAGAATATCTGCAACCACTGTTCAATCAGGATTCCAAACTTTTAGCGCATAATAACCATGTTTGTAGGAGGTAATATAACCGAAGTAATCTGTGACCACCCGGACTTGGGCACAGTTGTTTTAAAAATCAAAGCATCAGAAGACAATACCTATGATTTAGGTGGCGTTCGCGGTGCGGATGATCAAAACATGGTAACAGGTTCCGGCGAAAGCATTCGCTCTTTGAATCAAGTAGGTTGGAGAGTTAAGTTGAATGTGGCTTGGGACATGAATGTTGACCTAGAACTTCAAAAGGTAAAAGATTTAGCCGCAAGTACTATTGAAGGTACTTGGACAGTTTCACACATCAACGGTTCAGTTTACCGTGGCAAAGGATCTCCACTTGGTCAGCTTGAAGCAAACGTGAATAACGCAACATTCTCGTTAACCATTGGCGGCGGCGGCGAACTAAAAAAATTAGCTTAATGCCTGAATTAGTAAATAAAGAAGTTGCGGTACAAGAGGTAAAACAATGGCTGACTAAAAACGGCTATACGCTTCCTGAAGGAGATGGCAACGAGTTGATTGATGCATACATTGAAAATGTAGCGCGTTACGTAAGTGAAGGTTCTTTGGTAATTCTTGAAAATGGTAACATCAAACAGGTGTTGAAGCAAAACCTTGGTGAAGGTGAAATTAAAGAATTGACTTATTCACCTCGATTTGAGATTGGCGCATTTTACGACAATTTCAAAGGATTGGACCAAGGAGATTCAATGGGTAGATCGTTCGCGTTATTGGCAACAATGAGCGTAGACAAATATCCAATGAGCGTCATTAAAAAGATGTTCCGCGTAGATTATGTGGTTGCAAGTAGTATCACTGTTTTTTTTTAAAGGATAGCAAAGCAATTAATATAGAAGAGGTTTTTTTCCTTGTCGGATTAGAAATGAAATGGCTGCCTAAAGATATGGGCGGCCTTTTTTTTGACGGGATTGATTACAGAGGAATTCTATACTGGTACGAGATTATAAAAGCAAAAAATAAAAAGAGTTAATGTCCGGGGTAAAATTTATAATACCATCAATCTTTACGGCAGTAGACCAAATGTCGCCGGCTATGCGAACCATGTCTGGAAGCTTAGCCGGATTTACGCAAAAAGCTGATGCATTTTCAGCAAGAAGCGAAAGGATGTTCAGGAGGTTAACGCCTGTACTTGGAGAAGCGCAAAAGCAATTATTGTCGATGGTTGGAACCGGCGCAGCAGTTGCCGGTATATTTCAACTAGGTCGCTCTTCAGTTAATTCAATCATGGATTACGAAACCGCCTTGCATAGTTTGCAGGCCGTTACCGGTGTTTCTGATCTGGCCATGGTTAAATTTAAAAGTGAGATTACTGACTTAGGAAAAGTGTCGAAAAAATCATCAATCGATATTGCCAAAAGTTTCGAAACCATTGGTTCGATGATGTCTCAATACCTTGACGATCCAAAAGCGCTAAGACAAATTGCTGAAGCCGGCATCACATTAAGTAAGGCATCACGCCAAGAGCTTGAACCAACCTTACAGAATCTTACAAGCATCATGAATCAATTTGGCCTTGGCGCAGATAAAGCGGCAAAGTCAATTAATATATTAACTGCCGGTGAAATTGTCGGTAGTGTTCGAACAAGTGAAGTTGCGCAATACCTTCAAGAGTTTGGTGCCAGTGCAAAAAACATGAATGTTGATTTGGCTGAATCAACTGCTTTGATAGAGGCATTAGGGCTTCAGATGGATAAAACAAGAATTGGTGTAGGTGCCAGGAACTTGTTAAACATCATGGGAGCTGCCGGAGGATTAGACAAACAATCGCGTAAGGATTTAAGAAGTGCAGGCGTTGACCTAAACTTTTTGATGAATAACACCAATAGTTTATCGGCGCGCTTACACGAGTTGTCAAAAATTGCGAAGGATCCTATTAAGATGGTGTCTGTTTTTGGCAAGGAAAATGTGACTGCAGGTCAGGTTATTTTTAATCAATTAGGCACTTATGACAAATGGGTTGAGCGGATTAAAAACACGAATGAAGCGAATCACCAATCCGCTGTAAATTCAGCGACATTAAGAAACAGGATTACTGAGCTTGGAAATAAGTGGACCAATTTAATTACAACAAATGAGAAGGTTGGCGCCGGTGTAACTAAAATCACGAATGGCATTGGATGGCTGACTGATAACTTGGAAGGCATGTTAAGTGTTGGCGTGGATGTAATAAAGTATTATGCTTTGTGGAAGGCTGCCATGATTGGCGTAACTGTTGTTTCAAAATCATTGAGCATTGCCGCGGGCATTCAATCAGCTGTACTTGGTGTAAGTTCAATAGCCTTAAGAGGAAACACGACTGCGCTGGTAGCTCAAAACATTGCTTTAAAGTTTGTAAATGCAAGTACAGCGCTTGCCACTGGCAACTTAACTGCATTCAATGCAGCCTTGGGCATGACTCCATTTGGTTGGGCCGTTATTGGTATAGCAGGAATGGCTGCCGGTTTAATGTTGTTATCGAAAAGGGAACAAGAATTAATTGATCAGTATAAAGAAAAAATGCGTCTCGATAGTGTTGGCAACATAAAAGCTGAAGAGGATGCGTTAAAGAAATTGACTGCACAATACTGGAGCTTAGGTCTGAGTATTCGCGAGGCAACCAACATGAGTTTGCGTCAACGCAATATCACAGTAAGCAGAGAGCGTTTTGAAAGCGAGCAAAAAATAAAAAGCATCAAGGCCCAATTAGATGCAGAAAAAAACAAGGTTTATTTTGCTGACTTATTTTACGGTGGAGGAACACCTGAAGTAGGGAAGCGATCGGAGCTGGCCAATCAATTACTTACTGAGCAGTCTAAAGCAAAAGGATTAGCTGACAAAAACTTGGGCAATGTGATGTTTGGCCAAAACCAAGTTGGCAATGGCACGATTAATTCAAGCGACTTTTTAAACATTTTCAAAAGTGTATCGCCTGCCAAATCTGCGTACGAAAATAGTTCTGTATGGGGAGGGCAAATGAATGATGCGCAAAAGAGTGAATTTACTTTTGTATTTAAAAACGAAAGTGGATCCAGCATCAGCGTTAAGAGTGGTAAAACAGAAGTGGCCAACATTATGCCATTTGTAGAATCAACGAAGAAAATTACAAAATAAGCCATGCCAAGTAAAAGAAAATATTTTGATGTTGCTGTTGGTGAAAACAATGGAAACGGCGGAGACGTTCAGCTTTTAGGTAATGACTTGGCGATTGTTTACGGCAACGAAAACCAAACGTACTTGGCTTTGTTTGGAGGAAATGTTGCGCAAAATACAGCATCGGTTCAAACAGGAAAAGAGCGTTTTGATTGGTGGGGAAATACTTTATTGTTTGGCACAAATCAGGCCCGTCAATATAATAGCAATTTTGAAAGGACCTTAAACGAGGTTGCCTTAAACAGTTCTGGACGTGTGACTTTAGAAAATGCCGCAAAGGATGATTTAAGATACTTAGGTGCGATTGGCGCAACGGTAACCGTAAGTGTGGCCATTATTGCCGTAAACACCGTTGAGTTGAATATTAAAACTGTTTATTCAAGTGGCAAAGGAAGCATCACCAAAATAACATTCGGCAGACGACCAACATCAGGAGATTTTTATCCATTAGATTTTAACGAAGACTTCTTTTAAAGATGACAACAATACCTACATTATTAGAGCTTTATACAAGCATAATTAATTCGCTGGAAGCGGAGTTTGACGCGACAATTAACGAGGACGGTAAGTCTGAATTGAGCGCGCAAGCGTCTGTTTTAGCAGGCAAATTAAAGCAATTTTATTTGGCCATCGGGGAGCTTCAAAAAAACATTTGGCCGGATACATGCGACACAGAAACACTTTATCGTTTTGGCACTGTTCGATTGGGCAGGTTGCCTTTTCCTGCCGTTGCCGGACAATATTCTGTAACCGTAACCGGCACAAATGGTGCGGTAATTCCCGCATTGAGTATTTTTAAAAGTGATGATAGTGCGTTTAATCCAGGAGTGCTTTATATTTTGGATACCGCATTTACATTCACCGGCACATCTGGCACCATTACATTGCGTGCATTGACGTTGGGGCTTGACGGTAAATTAAACATTTCAGATACATTAACTGCTACAGCTCCAATTGCGCAAGTAAATAGTGGCGCGGTAGTAACCGCACAAACAATACAACCATTAGCCGGTGAAACAATTGACGAGTACCGTCAAAAGGTTTTAGATTCATTTCGAAGAGAGGCACAAGGTGGATCGGCAACTGATTACCGATTATGGTCAGCGGACGCACAAGGCGTGGCAAAGGTTTATCCATACGCAACTTATGGAGCGCCATCACAAATTGATTTATACATCGAGGCAACTGAAGCGGATAGTATTGATGGCAAAGGAACACCAACGGCAACAATTATAAGCGACGTTGAAAGTGTTGTAAACTTCTCTCCGGATACAATCTTAAGTTTAAATCAACGCGGTCGTAGACCACTACAAGTGATTGTAAATTATAAACCAATCACACCAAGAACAATTATAATTACCATCACAGGTTACGAAGGTTTGGATGCAACCATCCAAGCTCAATTATTATCTGCTTTTACTGATGCGATTGCATTAATTCGTCCTTACGTTGCCGCAGCTGAACCAATTGCTTTAAAGAATGATATTATTGACATCAATAAATTGGTTGGTGTAATTATTAGCGCTAAACCAGGAGCAATCTTCACATCTGTTTCATTTAAAGTTGACGGCGTTAGTTTAAGTACATACACTTTTCAATTGGGTGATATACCTTATTTAAATCCTACAATAATTTACATTTAATGAGTTCGCATTCCGATATATTAAAAATCACTGAGCAGCTTTACCCAACAGGTAGAGCGTTTCGAATGTATCCTGATAGCTATCGTTATGGCCTTCACAGTGCTCTTGGTATAAGTGAAGCAAAGGCATACGATGATGCGGCAAGCATTTTGGATTCATTAATCCCGGACAACGATAAATTTACCGTGGACGACGCAAGCGATTGGGAGCGAAGACTTGAAATAAATGCAAGTAGCTCGACATCTTTATCAGACAGAAAAAAAGCAATATTAAGAAAGATGGCCGCACCGGGAATCAATCCGGCAAAAGGACATTACCTGTATTTGGAAAGTCAATTGCAGGCCGCTGGATTTCCGGTTTATGTGCATGAGAATTTATTCCCTATTTATCCGAATACATTCGAGAATCAGGCGCCCAATTTACACTATGGCACTTCAAATTTGATTGACTTGCTCCACGGTAATCAGCAGCATGGAGGCATTGAAAGTCCTTACTGGAACAACTTAGTTGTAAATAGTATTGACCAAAACCAAGATAATTCATTTGATACTGGCGGATTGCAATGTACTTTTTTTATAGGTGGAGCATCACTTGGCTCGTATGCCAACGTACCGCTATCAAGAAAGACAGAGTTCAGGCAGTTGATTTTAGCACTTAAGCAGGTTCAAGCAGTTGGGCTTTTATTTATAAATTTTATATAAGATGGCAAGAGGAATTCAAAATTACAAAAATGTTAGTTCGCCGGATTCGGATTATCCAAACGGAAATATTAAAGACAACACAGGTGGTTTTAATGGAACGCCTTTTGACAAGAACACTTATTCTGACATGCATCAGGTATTTGCAAAAATATTAAGGTTAACCAGCATTACACCAAATGGATTGCCGGAAAACGAATACAATGGTTTTCAATACTTGCAAGCCATGAGAAAGTTGTTTTGCGATCCGGGCAGTTACATTGGATTCAATCGGAGCATTTCACTTTCGGTTAATGCATTGTTTAACCCGTTGATTGATGTTCTTCCGGGTTCACCTGCCAGCGGAGACATTGGACTTCAAGCGGCATCCGCACATGATTATGACTCGCTATGTGTGACCGTTAAGAACGATTCGTCAAATAGCGTTACGGTTTATCCGGGTGGCTCTGACACCATTGGTGGAGGTGCTTCAATGGCTGTTGGCGCAGGTGTGTGCAAAAAAATATGCTTAGACAAGGCTAACTCTAACTGGATAATACTTTACTAATATGGGCATCGGCATTCAAAACTACCCGAACATCGGCGCACCGGATTCAGACTATCCAAATGGCAACATAGTGGATGGAGCAACGCCAGTTAAGAAGTCGGTTTATACTGACTTACATCAGTTATTTGCTAAGTTCCTTCGCGCTGTTGGACCTGATGCTGGTATGACCGCCAATGGATTGCCGGAAAATGAAACAAACGGCTTTCAATATGTCGAGGCCATGCTTGCTTATTTACACAACCGCAAATTAGTTGTTCCATATACCGGTGGTGTTAATCCATATCACATACACGCATTTCTTTCGACTGCAGGCCGTAAACGCGTTTATTTTATTGCCAGCGGAACAACTGGAGACAGAACAGTTTATTTGCCACCAAGTACAGATTGCGACGACTTAATCTATCACCGATACGAAAATAGAAGTGCTCACAATATTGATTTAACACCTGAGAGCGGCGACACATTGAATTGGTCCGCTTCAGCAATTACAATTGGTCCGGGTGGTTCGGCAGAATTTGTTTGCGTGGTTGCTTCAAATAATTGGGTAAGGGTAAAATGATACTGAATATAAATACTGATGCAACGGTAAGAATGACCGCGACTCTGGAAAAGCTCCATAAGTCTGCGCTTCCTATTGCCATCAGGACAGCCCTTAATTCAGCTGCATTTGATGTAAAGTTGAATACAATGCCAAAGGAAGCCGGAAAAGCGTTCTTACAGAGGCAAAAGAACTTCTTTAAAGCCAATTCAAAAGTAGAGCAAGCCCAAGGATTTAACATTAATAAAATGAAGTCAATCGTTGGTTTTTTCGAGAATAAACTCGTTAACCAAGCGACGAACTATGCTGTTAAGGAACTCGAACAGCAAGAATACGGAGGAAGCATTGGACATAAATCATTTATTGCAATGCAACAAGCTCGTCGTGGAGGCAACGGCCTTGTAAAAAAAGAATTTCGCTTAACCCAAATTGAGAAGAAAATCATCAATGCCAAGAAAGTAACCAGTGTAAGTTCTAGGAATAGAAAACAAAAATTCATTCGTGCAGCGATTAAGGCCAGGGAAGTAAACGGAAACGACGCTTATGTTTTAGGCAACTCAACCAACGGCGTGCAAACCCTTTTTAAGGTGCAAGAGTTATGGACCGGAACAAGATCAGCGAATCAAACAGCTGCTTCCAGAAAATTAATGATAAAGCTTATTCCAATTTACCGGGTTAAGAAAGGCAGAGCAGTTGAGGTACACAAAACCAACTTCATGCATCGTGCAAGTTTAGGAAGCGCGGTGAAGATTGAGAACTTTTATATTAAAGAAGCAAAGAAACAAATTTTAAAATACGCTGGTAAATTATGAGCTGGACAGACAGATATACCAAGAATTTAATTATTACAACCGGTGATCAAAAGCAATATACGCTTTTCACTCGTCCTTCTTTTTCAAGGGAATTGGCGTTTAATTCAGGCGACTTTCAATTTGTGGACATTGAGGGCGAGTTGATTAAAAAAAGAAAGTTGAGGTCGCGCAGATTTCCGCTTGAATTTTATTTTGTTGGAGAAAATAACATTGAGGATTCCAAGCTTTTTGAAAACTCGATAAAGAATGAAAAGCCATGTGTAATTGAGCATCCTTATTATGACACAATATTGGCGCAAATACTTGAATTAAAATTTGACGATACAGAGCTGAATGTAACAAAGGTAACGTGCACAGCTTTCGAAACAATAAATAATGAAGGCGTAAGGATTGTTTCGAATCCTCTTGATGTCATTATTTTAAAGCAAATTGAAATTAGTTCTCTTATTTCTGAAGAGCCAAATATTACTCCGTCAATTCAGGATGTCGACACGTTAAAAGAAAATGTAGCCACGGACTATAATTATGCGGTGAAAATTATTCAAATCCCTTCTGAAGCTGAAACATACTTTAACGCTTTCAACGAAGCAAACGCCACAATTAACGCCATCACAGCATCACCTATTTTGGCAATGCAAGCCTTAACAAACTTCCTTTTGTTACCAGCTCAATTTACATCGAACGTTCAGGATCGGATAAGAACACTTTTAAATCAGTGGAATAAACTGCGACAAACTATCACCGGCTTAACCACTGTTACATCCAAAAGACTTTATGAATACCAAGGATCTTCTCTTTTGTCCGCATTATGTGTAGCGGCCATTTCTCCTTTAGAAAATAATTATTCGAATGCTTCAGTTACATTAAGCATTATGTCCAGCATTCAAACAGCGCATGCGCAATATCACGACGACCTTGATTCAATTCAGGCAAACAACGCAGGCGGACCAACAAAGTATGTTCCCGGATTTAATCTTCAAAATGGATTGGATGATTTGGTTGGAATGACATTGGCAAATTTATACACACTGGCCTTAAGTGGAAGAAAGGAATTTTCGTATGTGCTTACTGAAGACAGCAATGTCATTTTGTTAACGCATAGATTTTATGGCCTTGACGAGCTTGATAACAACTTGAATGAGTTTATCAATAACAACGGATTAACTTATAAGCAAATCGCTCTTGGTTTAGAAAAAGGAAAAACGATTGTTTATTACGCATAGGTATGATTAAGTTAAAAATAAATATGCGCTCTTCAGAGAACTTGCCCCATATACTGGAGGTAATGTTTTTTAATGAAGTGGACCTTGTATTAAAGTATGATGCAGTAGCCAGCACTTACCGGTTACGAATGTTTTTCGACCCAAATAATAAAGTGCACGCAGAGCTTGCGGCCGTAACTCATATTCATGAATGCTCATTGTTTTATGTTCATGACAAGCCCGGTCAATTTAAAAATGAACAAGGTCAGGTTGTAACCACAACAGATCAGTTGTTACTCACCGGATTTGTTTTGTCACAATTATTTCATGACAGTGCACAGCCTTTATACATGGACATCGGCGGTTACTCAAAGGCCGGCATGTTACAAGATTGTGATATACCAACTAAGGCGTATCCATTGCAATCGGATGGCATGACCTTTAGACAAATCGTGTCCAAAATTTTATCGTACTTCGGAAATCCGAAAAAGGGTGGCATTTCTTTTCAAGTTAAAAGCAGCAGGGCAGACAGTATTTTCACTACCAAAACACTTGACTCACGTTCAGAGGCAGACGATGTAATAAGTAAGTCAACTGCTCCTGAAGCAAAGAATGTATTGAGCTACTTGAAAGAATTGGCCATCCAAAAGAATCTTACGTTATCGCACGACATATTTGGAAACCTTATTGTAAATGTGCCTTATACCGGTACCGACTATTTGTTCACCATAGGTACCGGAACATCAACGGACATTAATTATACCGAAATGGTACTTAACTATAATGGCCAAGCAATGCACTCGCACATTGAAGGTGTTATGCAGCCTGACAAGGACGGTGGAAACTTAGCCTACGCTGTTATTGCCAATCCACTTTGTCCGGTAGTTTATCGCCCCAAGGTTATTTCAATTTCTTCAGGCACCGATAACACTGTTGAAAAAGCAGTTCGCAGTGAGCTTGGCACAGAGCTGAAGTCATTGCCTTTAAAAATTGTTCTTGAAAGCCCTGTTGTAAATGGCAAATTCATTATGCCTAATAATACAATTTCAGTTAAGAATCGCTCTTGTTATCTGTATAAAGCAAGCAAATGGTTCATTGAGGAAGTGAATTTCCAAATCAACGAAAAGGGTACAACTTGCACATTGACATGTGTATTGCCAGGCGTTTACGGCGGAGAAATTGTTAATCCATTTATTGACCCACACACCAACGTTCCAAGAGTATGAGCGAAAGAGCCAAATTATTAAGAGTCGATTCAAGCATTTTGAACAAACTGAAGCAACGTGTAATGAAATTACTTGGCGCTAAAGCAATTTATACGGCTGAGGATTATGCGCCGCATGGTACAGATAGCGTTGCGCCAAAAGGCACGACGGCCATCTACATAAAAACGGAGGCCGATGGTGATGAGTGCGTGATTGGTTATTTGATTAAAAACCGTGTTGCTGAAGTTGGGGAACACAGACTATTCTCAACAGATGCAAACGGTCTTTTCAAGTTTAATGTTTGGCTTCGCGCGGACGGTACCGTGTTGATGGGTGACAGTGAAAATCCAGCTACTTACGCAAACTTTGCCGTAAAATACAATGAACTTGCGACCGAGTTTAACGAATTGAAAACCAAGTTTAACGCACTTGTAAGCTCGTATAATTCGCACGTTCACCCTTATGTAAATGGCACAACCCCTGCCGCCACTGGAACAACCGCAACTCCAGCAACAGCATCAGCGGCAAACATTACAAATGCTAAGAATGCAAAAATAAAAACAAATTAGTTTCCTCTAATCTTCGGATAATATCCGCATTTTTTTTACCTCACAATTTTTAGTCAATAAACTTGCACCATGGCTGTAATGTATTTATCTCTTGACGCAAACTTTGATAATTTGCGAGACACAAAATCCATCATTGCTAAGATTGACAATATCATTAACGAACTCTTAAAGACAGCCTTGGTTAGTGTTCAGTCAGGCAACATTGTCGAGTATAAAATTGACACTGGTCAAAGTGTTCAGAATGTACAGTACAGGGATCCGAATGCAATTGTAAAAGTGATTGAGGGATACAGGAGACTCAGGCAGCTTTACGCCAATGATATCATTGGAAATCAGTTTAGACAAGTTGATCAACGAACACTTTTAGGACCAAATAGATTTGTAGTTTAATATGGGCGGATGGAGAGATATTTTTAAAAGTCGACCGAAAGAAGTTTCGATTGAAAGCATTGTAAACAAAGAGACTGAAGCTCGACATACAATGGCTGATGTATCAGCTGAATTTCCCGGTATGACCTACAGGAATATTTCAACGGTATCATTCAACGGCGAAAAGAATCTTGGCGAAATTGGTCCAGCGCTGAATTACACATTGGATTATCAAATGCTAAGGGCACGCTCTTGGCAAGCACAATTAGAATCTGATATTGCTCAAACAGCAGTTAAAAGAATAGTGTCCTGGACCATCGGTAACGGACTGAAGCCACAAGCTGAACCGATGGAAAACATCTTGGAAGCAAACGGAATTAAGCTTGATAAACAAAAATTTCAAAAGGATGTAGAAACACGTTTTAATTTATTCAGGAAAACAAAGTGCGATTATTCGGGTATGTTGACCTTAAATGAATTGGAGTGGGAAGCTGAGCGTAATGCCATTATTGGCGGCGACATATTAGTCATTCAGCGGTATCAAAAAGGCAAACATACAATTCAGTTGATTGATGGTGCGCAAGTAATGTCACCTTATTACGGATCGGAGTGGTATCCTAAGTCTATGCCTGATGGCCATCGTTTAATTGATGGTGTAGAAATTGACGAAACAGGAAAACATATTGCCTTTTGGGTTCGATCGTATGTAGTGAATGGCGACATCAAAGATTTATACGCATACAAGTTTGATCGCATTGAAGCGTGGGGAAAGAAGTCAGGTTTGCAAATGGCCTACTTGTATTATGGTTTAAAATTAAAAATAACCAACACACGCGGCATTCCATTGTTATCCGCGTGCCTTGAAAAAATTGCAAAGCTCGATCGTTACACTGAAGCAACATTAGGACAAGCTGAGGAAGCCGCAAAAGTAAGCTACTTCGTACAACACGATGTTGAGTCTGAAGGAAAATCACCTTGGTTGAAATCAACGATTCAAGGTTATAATGTTGATCCATCTTTGAATGTTTCTAATCGATTGATGCAAACTGACGATGGCGAAACCATTGCTAACAAAATTCAAGCGACAACTAACAAGCAGGCATTCAACATGCCTCCTGGTTCAGAAATAAAAATGTTGGTGAATGAAAATCCTTTGTACTTCAAAGATTTTTACGAGAAAAATTCAGACTCACTTTATGCAGTTCTGGAGCTTCCTCCAAATATTGCAACCGGTAAATACAACGATTCGTTCTCTGCAAGCAGAGCGGCGATAAAGGATTGGGAACACACACTTGATGTTCGCAGATTTAAACATTCAACAGGATTTATCCAACCTATTTATAATTTTTGGTTAGAAGTTTGCATTTTAGAAGGTAAGGTGACTGCGCCTGAATATGTTTTATCAAAACGCAACGGCAACACAGATGTTGTTGAATCGTATCGTTCTGTTCGTTTTGTTGGTCCTAACGTACCGCACATTGATCCAGTGAAAGAAGTTCAAGCTGCAAGATTAATCTTAGGAACTGCCGGTGCGCATATTCCTTTGAGCGACGTTGAGAATGTAACTGAAAATTTAGGACTTGGCGAAGCGAGTGAAAATATTCCGCAGTTTGCGCAGGAATTGGATTTGACAAATAAATTAAAAATTGTGCCCACTCCTGTAAACCAACAGGTGAGCAAGGAGCCGAAGGAAACGGATTAATGTTTCTTTAATTCGTCAGACAACTTAACTTCATTTTTATTGACGTGATCAATGATCAGCGACCGCAAATATGATCCGTATGAAAATCCTTTTTGTTTAGCAATGTCTTTGAGTTTATTCTTCAATTCGATTGAATCGTTGTAGACATAGAAATCAGCTTCGCCGTGATTTTTTTTGTTTTGGTTTTTATTGCTCATGCGTCGAGTATAAAAATTTTACGGATATAATCCGCATA